CACCGGACGAGGATACTGTATATGTGTACGAATTTGATTCTGCTGTGCCAGGATTTGTTTATGTAGGTACAATCCAGTCACCGATATCAGGAATAGGCTTTGGTAAATCGTTAGCAACAACTGTTGACGGCAGACAAATTGCAATTGGCGCGCCAATGTATGCAGGGGCTAGCGAGAACGAAGGATCCGTTTACATTTATAATAGAACTGTGGGAACTAATCAATTTGAGTTAATCACAAATGTTGTTTCACCTAACCCACAAAAATCAAGTCAATTTGGTTTTAGTATAGATATTTGTCCAGTTAATCGTAGTTTATTTGTAGGTGTTCCTTACTATTCTGAAAACTTAAAATATCAAGTGGGCACAGCATACAGATTTACCAGTCAATCGACCGCTGGGAATATAACTGGTTTTATCTTTGCCGAACAAATTAAAAACCCAACAAATCACGCACACGATACCTTTGGATATAGTTTAAGAATTAATGAAACCGGCACGGTATTGGCAATCGGCGGTCCTAACGCATATACACAAAGTATAACGACATTTGACTCAAGCACAACATTTGACGGCGGCTCTACTCGATTAGTTGACGAAGTTAAAAGCGGTGCGGTATGGACTATGTCGTTGGTACAAGGTCAAAATTCTACTACAGGAATTTTTGTTTATACGCAACAACTAGACCCGAGTAAAATTGGTATTACGTTAGTTCCTAATATTGGATTTGGTACTAGTGTGGCAATCAGCGGGTCGGAGTTAGTGGTAACAGCACCTGCTGATTCATCAAATGCCGGCGTAGTTTATAAATTCAACAATACAGATAATGTCACAGGTTGGGATATCGAACGACAGCAGGGCGATAAAATTGATTTAGCTTGTATATTAAAAGGTTTCACATATAATTCCGACTCAGATCTGATTATTGACCATTATGATTTTATAGATCCAGCAAAAGGTAAAATTTTAGGAATAGCTGACCAGGATATTAGATATAAATCGGATAGAGATCCTGCAACATATAATCAGGAACCTAGCTTGGCTACTAACTCTACATTGTATTGGGGAGAGCAACAAGTTGGTCAAGTATGGTGGGATTTAAGTACTATACGATTCTTAGACTACGAACAAGATACAGTAAAATACAGAACAACCAATTGGGGAAGATTATTTCCCGGTAGCTCAGTCGAGGTATATGAGTGGGTCAAGAGTATGTACCCTCCGTCGCAATATATTGCAACGGGAGGAGAAGGAACACCGCGGTATACTGATAATTCTTACTGTGTAACACGTACAACAATAGAGCCAGCCACAAATCAACCAGTAGTTACTTATTATTTCTGGGTTAAGGATAAAACATCTGTACCGGATGTTAATGGACGATCTATCTCAACATCTACTATTGCTGATTATATTCGTGATCCTAAATCTAGCAGCATAAAATATTTTGCAGCTATTAAAGATAATGCAATCGCAGTGTATAACGCAAATCAAGATCCAATTGGGTCCAAAGTTGTATTCCATTTGGGATATACATCGTTAATTAATAACACTGCAATTTCTCACAGTGAATTTACACTGATAAGCGAAAATTCTGTTTCTGCTAAAGTGATTCCTGATGTGATTTATACAAAATTAATTGATAGTTTAAGCGGGCGTGATGCAATCAATAATTCAGTACCAGATCCAGCATTACCTGTATCTAAAAGATATGGTATCGAATTTAGACCTAGACAGAGTATGTTTATTGACAAAAACACAGCAATGGAGCAATTAGTTACTTACGTCAATAATGTTTTTAGCAAATATACATTTAATGTAGGATATAATTTATCTACTCTGAGTGCAAAGGCACCATTGCCTGATCAACAAACAATAGTTAATGGTACCATTGTCATTAACTATGATACAACAGTAGCTACCTTAACAGAATTATCTTACATTAATGTCGTGGATTTACCTGTTGGGTACAAAGTGTTGGTATTATCCGACAGTACTATTGGTAATGGATGGTCAATTTATACAAAGAATAACTCAGTAGATTGGCAGCTATCGGGTGTACAAGGTTACGATGTCGGTGAATACTGGCAACCAGTTGATTGGTATGCTGATTATTTCGATCAAACTACCCAACCTAAATATGTGTTTAATAAAATGATTGACATGGCCGGAGTTCGTTTTAATACCGGCGACGTTGTTAAAATATTAGATAATGGTGCCGGCAAATGGATTATATTGCAAATTTTTGCCAACACATCGGTTACTGTTGGATTGCAAGACGGAACAATAATGTTGTCAGAATCTCTGTACCAACAGGCTAATAACGGATTTGATAATGATAACTTTGATACTGTAGGATTTGATAAAAACGCCAGTATCGAAATTCGATATATTATGGATGCATTGCGTAATGATTTATTCATCAATCAGTTAAGTCCATTATTTGTTGATTTATTCTTTGTCTTAGTAAGATATGTATTAGAAGAACAAAAATCAGTAGATTGGGTATTTAAATCGAGTTTTATTAATATCCTCCACAAAGTAAAAGGGTTAACTCAGCCTGACATTTATTTTAAAGAAAATCAAGATTATCATCGTCAATATATTGAGGAAGTTAAACCATATCATACCACAATAAGAGAATATATCACTGATTATGAAGCTTCGGAGAATTTTAACGGCTATGTAAGCGATTTTGATGTTCCTGCAATATACGATCCGTTCTTAAAGAGATATAGAAGTCCTAGCGGCGATTTTAGCAGTGATGCATCTATACTAACACAACCACAATATGCAGATTATTTGAATTCTTTTTATTATACAATTAAAGATATTGAAGTAGCAGCTGGGGGTAGCGGATATACTGTACCTCCGACATTGGTAGTAACGGGCAGCAGTATCGGTAATGATGCGGTATTGCGTGCCATTGTTAAAAACGGCAGCATAGTTAAAGTACAGGTATTATATCCAGGCAGTCATTACTTTACTCAGCCAGTCATAACAGTTAATGGGGGCAATGGGTCAGGTGCAGTGCTTTATGCGCTCTTAGAAAATACAACAACTCGAAAGTTAACAACTACATTAGCACTTGATCGAACCGCATACGGTCCTAGTACTCAAACAACAATTATAGCGCAAGTTAATTTTGACGTTGATGGCTTTGCTGCATCGAGATTTGATGCAGGGGGAAGCATCAAATCCGGAGTAGTAGAATGGAAAGCCAATACATTTTATCTTCAATCCTCTATTGTTGTTTATAACGGTGCCGCTTATATAGTCAATCAAGATTTTGTAACTGGTTCCACATTTAACGGTAACAACCTGTCGTTATATAAAGCAGAAAACTTTAGTACTGCCAATGACAGAATTATTGCGTATTATCAGCCAACTCCTGGAATGCCCAACAAAGATGTTTCGTTGTTGGAATTGGGAATCGATTATAGCGGGGTAATAGTCGGCGATTTGACGTTCACAGATACAGTCGGGCCGCTAGCTTTAGTATCAAAACCATATGATTTTGGCGGGTTTGATACTTCTGGATTTGACATTGTCAGTGATTATCTAATAGATACTGTTATTGAAAGTGAGTTAAGCGATTCGACGTTGGGCAATAAACCTGAAGATATTATCATCGATGGCGGGGATTTTGTTGACACTTATAGTTCGCATGCTCCTGAGGAATTAATTCCAGGTCGAATATTTGATACGTTAGATATTTCTGTTACTACATTCGCAACATTAAATGATTCAACTTATCAAAATTGGTTGACTAACCAGGCATTCAATGTACAGAGCATTGATATAATCGACGGCGGGCAAGGATATAGTACTAATCCAACAGTTACCATATCATCGAGTGTTGAATGGGCCCCATACACGGAGTATTCCGAATATGACATAGTATCATATAATGCTGTCTATTACTTAGTAACGCAAACATTTACCAGTGGAGCATTATTTGACAATACCAATTTAACGGTATATACAGGTGCGATCGGTCAACGGGCATCTGCTACAGCTACTGTAGATGCCGCTGGCAAGATAATTTCTATTTTGGTACATGATAATGGTGGGTTGTACACTACAATTCCAAAAATTACATTTACAGGTAGTAATGATCACTTGGTACAAAAACCTGCTCGTGCAGTAGCAAGATTATCCGAGTCCAACTATAGTACATTTAGTTTCAGAATGTTTAAAGACTTAAATGATAATTGGACTTATTATAGTGAATCATCTGCTGCAATAACCACTCTAGCGGAAGATTTAACTATTACATCGAATACAGTTTCTGTAGTTAATAGTTCTTTATTGAGTCCACCATCTAGGACAATGTTACGTCCCGGGGTAGTTTTCATCAATGGCGAACGTATTGTTTATTGGGAAAAGGACGATAGTACTAACACTCTTAAAGATGTCAGAAGAGGAACAGCCGGTACCGGTGCCGATATACATTTAGCAGGTAGTACAGTGGAAGATGCATCGATATTGAAGCTAGTACCAAATACCTCGCACACAACCTGGGTTCCTTTAACAGATACCGAGGATAAAATTACTACTGCTGGACAACTATATACGTTCAGTGCCAATGGCTATTATGATTCGTATTACGGAAAATATTATCCATACACCCAAACAAATCTGTGGTTAACTGAGGGTATTGGAATTACGCCAATATATCTAGCACTAGAAACCTTTACATCGAATGTAGCTCCGCCGGTATTAACAACGGAAAATCTAATACCAATTATATCAGATCAATTTGGAAATGCCCCGGCAGATGGTACAGGATTATATGGTAGTATAACTACACAAGCGGAGTATGTAAAGGCCGGTGGTTAAATAAAATAAATAAGAAATAGTAAGGTTTAATATGTCATCAAATTATGTAAGAATCAGTGAATTACCGTTTTTATCAAATACATCATTGATAAGTTCGGAGTCCGCCGTTATACCGGTAGTTGCAAATGTAGGCGGAATTACGGGTAATGTAACATATTATACCGATTTTGCCAGCATTAAAAAATATATTGAAGTCGGCGATTTAACGATAACAGGGAATTTAACTGCGAATGCACAAATAATAGGTTCGATTACTACAGTTAATTCCAGTGGTAATTTAATTGACATACAAACCGACACCAATTTAGATTATCCGTTGAGCGACAATAGTAAAGATGTTGGGTTACGAGTATTTTACTATAAGACAGCAGGGGATTCGGCGGCGCTGGTATGGAAAAACACTAATCAAAGATTAACTTGGTTCGGATCAAATGTCGGCAACGATGTTACAAACATTAGTGCAAATGCTGTCTTGGGAAATATGGAATTAGGCCAGTTGTTTGTCAGTAACATATCCCCGACAACAGGAGTCGGAACAGGTGCATTGCAAGTAGCAGGCGGTGCAAGTATAGGCAATAATTTATATGTAGGCGGAAATATAACACTAACTAGTAACGTATCTACACCTGGATCAGGTAATTTTGGTTTTTTACAAGTTAATAATTCTGCTAGTATCAGCGGTAACATATCTGCCCCTTATTTTGTTGGATATGCAAATCACGCAATGTATGCAGATTTGGCAGAAAAGTACATATCTGACAATAATTATTCAGAATCTACCGTAGTGGTATTCGGCGGCGAAAAAGAAATTACGGTCACAGATATAGAAGCAGATACAAGAGTCGCGGGGGTAATCAGTGAAAATCCGGCCTATTTGATGAATATCGGTAGTGATGGACAAGCGGTTGCATTACGCGGTAAAGTTCCGGTACAGATTATCGGCCCGGTGGAAAAAGGCGATTTATTAGTAACCAGTAGTATTCCTGGTTACGCTACAAGTTTTAGAAATGCAAATGTTTATAACCAATCGGCTGTTTTTGCTAAATCGTTGGAAACCAGTAACCTGCAAGTTAAAAGAACAATTATGGCGGTTATTTTATGATAAATAATACAACAGATTCTAATAGACCAGACGATACTAACGAGATGCAACTTCCAAAAGCAACTCCGAATGAATCGACTGGAATTTATGTCAGGGGTTTTGTAAAGATTACGGACCCTGAAACAGGTACAGTTTTAGTTGAAACAGCAAATTAATGGATTTAACATGTTTGATAAAAATAATGTAATGGTTGCAGGTCATATTAAAATATATGATCCCATCACCGGCGAAGTTCTTCAAGACAAATCAAATGCTATTCATTATGAAAACATGAGTGAAGCATTGGCACAAAGTCTTGCAAATAAAGGTACTGGTTTTATACAAGAGATGGCATTCGGAAATGGCGCTACTGCGGTAGATTCAACTGGAATCATTACATATTTGCCAGCCAATGTTTATAGTCAAAGTAGTCTATTATACAATCAAACATATAGTAAAATAGTGGATGACACCAATGTATTAAATGCAGATCCTGCAAGAAATTATATTGAAATCCGCCATACTCCCGGAACAATTTATACTGATATTTTTGTAAGCTGTCTATTAGATTATGCAGAACCTGCAGGACAACAGAGCTTTGATAACAGTTCGACCATGCAAGGTCAGTATATTTTTGATGAATTAGGATTAATTAGTAGCAGTGGAAAACTATTGACACACGTGGTATTCCATCCTGTACAAAAATCCTTAAATAGATTAATTCAAATTGATTATACTGTTAGAATTCAAACACTAACCAATTTGAGTAGTAACTTATAATATGCAGATATTATAAATATAAATAAATTAAACGGATAATGTAAAATGGCTTATACGATACATAACACAAACGGCAATATTTTAGCAACAGTCGCGGACGGAACAGTTAACTCTGTCAGTTCAAGTATAACCCTTGTAGGTAAAAACTATTCGGGTTACGGACAATTTTTAAATGAAGATTTAGTTCATTTATTGGAAAATTTCGCAAATAATTCTGCCCCTACAGCACCGTTAGCTGGACAGCTTTGGTTTAATTCGTCTGTCAATACATTATCGGTATACACTACTAATTCGAGCTGGGCCGGCCTTGCAGTTATTTCGGCTGGGGCATCTGCGCCTAGCAATCCAACCATTGGTAATCAATGGTGGAATCCTGTTGCAAAACAATTCAACGTATATGACGGCACTGGTTGGACTCTTGTTGGTCCGGTACTTAGCGTAGCTAGTGCAAATGTTGCAAACTTTGCAAATAATACAAACAGTCTAGGTAATGTTGCAGCATCAAATTATGTACAAAACAATTCTATCACTTCAGTGACCATTGCAAACACTACGAATTCGACATCGTCTACTACTGGTGCACTAATAGTAACAGGCGGTGTTGGCATCGGCGAAGATTTATATGTTCACGGGTCGATAGTCGGCACATCTACTAAAGCACTGTACGCTGACGTTGCAGAACGGTTTTCTGCAGACTCTGAATACAAACCGGGCACAGTTGTTGCATTAGGCGGAATTGAAGAAATTACATTATGTAATGATGAGTTGAGCGATGAAGTATTTGGTGTTATCAGTACACAACCTGCTCACTTAATGAATAGCGGGGCAGGCGACGATTCTACTCATCCACCTGTTGCTATTAGCGGTCGAGTACCAGTAACAGTAATTGGTAAAGTTAAAAAAGGCGACAGATTAGTTAGCGCAGGTAACGGGTTAGCACGTGCAGGCGCAAAATCAGAAATTACTCAGTTTAATGTAATCGGTCGTGCACTTGAAACCAAGGAAAATGAGGGAATAGATAGCATTTTAGCAATAGTAAAGCTAAATAGTTAATACAATAATGATTCATCACCCAGCTTTGATGATTCTTATCACAAGAAACACCAGTAACCGCAACGGTTATTCATTCAGAGCGTTGAGATTGATCAACTAATACAAAGGGAAAAATAAAAATGACATATGCATCAGGTGGCTTAATCCAAGCGGCAGACTATAATACGTTTGCTACAAACATTAATACAATATGGAGTACAGGTTCTGGCAACTCCGGATACGGACAAACAGCCGTAGCAAGCGTTAACATTGCAGATACTGTTACGGCGACCCAGTGGACAACATTAGTTAATGCTGTTAATAACGCAAGATTGCACCAGTCCGGATCGAATGCCGGTTTAACTACATATACTGCTGGTACAACTATAAGTGCATCACAGGCCATTGGCACAGCAATTACCACAGCAACAACTAATAAGAATACCAGATATACTACTGGTACAACAACTACAGGTACGGTGTTTAGCCAGACTGTAAACCAAGCTAATACTGCTTCTGCTATTACTACTAGTGTTACCCGTACAGTAACATTTGCCAGTGCAGATCAAGCACGTTATTTCTGGAACTGTGGTGGACAGATTAACTTTGTAGTTCCGACAAACTGGGTCAACAATAACGGTAGCGTTCGCGGCAAAGCGATTGGCGACTTACTTAACACAGTTGGTACAAAATCTACTCGTGCAGCTGATAATGATTTAAGTACTGGTACTAAAACAGGTTACACCGTTAACACAGATTTAACATCATCTGGTTGGTATAATCAAACTTCATCATATCAGACTATTACTCAAATCACTGGCAGTACAGATGGTAGTGCATACGCCTCAGAAACTTGCTACTTACAGATTGCACAATTAACCAGCACACAGTTTGGTTTATATTTCTACTGGAGCAGTCCTGCCCAAAGTCCTGCTATTGACGATAGTATCAACTTAACTTGGTATCATCGCGTAGATATTATCTATCCAGAAACAACTTATTTGACCAACAGCTGGGGCACAGCCACTGTTGCTTAATCAAATTTGATTAATTGATTGACAAATAAAATAAAACCTCTATAATATACAATAGAGGTTTTATTATGACTGAAATCGAAAACTTAGTTGAATCGGTTAAACAAGCAACTGATTATCAAAAAAATAAACGTATTCTTAAAGAAAAGATTACAGCAGATTTGCATTTTCCGTATAATAACGGTCTGTTCAAAATTACTCCGGAACTGTTATCGTTTTTGGCCACGTGGCCCACGGACGATTTATATCTTGAAGATACTTACGAAAATCCGATACGAATTGACCGACAGGTATTTTTAGTTACTGCACAACAACATTATGCCAAAGTAATGGATCACTGGTATACCAAACATGAAGAACTCAAACGCATTAGACGAATCTAAAGGTATAGTATTTTTTGCATTCAATACCGGTAATGTAGATTATGTTAAAATAGCAGATGCGTCTGCAAAATTAGCAACAAAAAATTTAGGTCTGCCGATAACATTGATCACAGATTTGAATTCTAACCCAAAATTCGATTATGATAAAATAATCAGAGTCGATAACAATGTCAAGAATTTCAGACCAGATAGCACAAATGCAACTTGGAGAAATGCCGGTAGAGCTAATGTATATGATCATAGTCCTTATGATCTAACTATTCTATTAGACTGCGATTATTTGGCACTAGACAACAGTTTATTAAAATTGTTAGGCCAACCATATGATTATAAATTAATGCATAATAGTCATGGTGTAAACGGTCCTATACATAAAAAAATGTGGACACAATATAGTCTGCCGTTTGTGTGGGCAACTGTGGTTCTATTTAGAAAAACAGACCGGGCTAAAGAATATTTCAATCTTATTAAACGAGTTGAACGCAATTACAAATACTATAAAACATTATTCAACGGATCTGGCAGTTACAGAAATGATTACGCATTTGCCATCGCCGACATTATTTTAAACGGGTACACTGTTGACGAATATAAAAGTATTCCTTGGAGTATGCTAGCACTGGAAAGTAATATACAGAGTATAGACATAAAGGGAAATTTCTTAACAGTAAAATGTAAAGATTCGGCTTATGCTATAGTTAAACAAGATATCCATATTATGGATAAAGAATACTTACAAAGTCAGAATTTCCTGGAGCTACTAGAAAGATTATGCAATGAGTAAAGGATTTGTAACATTTGCACAAAATACACAGACTGTAGATTACTTACGTCTTGCATACTTGCAAGCATTGTCTATTAAGTCTACACAGCAAAATAATAAATTTGCTGTGATAGTCGACGAACTTACGTATAATGTTATTCTGCCAGAACATAAATCTGCATTTGATTATATTATTCCTGTATCAAAAGATCACAACACAGAAACCAGTAGGTTCGCTAACGAATTTCAAATATATCAATTGTCCCCTTTCGATCAAACAATCAAATTGGAAAGTGATCTATTACTTACTAAAAGCGTAGACCACTGGTGGGATGCTTTATCGATCAACGATGTAGTGTTAGCTACTGGTTGTATGACGTGGGAACAAAAACCTGCCAACAGTAGAGCATACAGAAAATTTTTCGATGATAATAATCTTCCAGATGTATATAACGGATTGATGTATTTTAAAAAGAGTGATTTCGCTGAAACATTTTTCAGTACAGCTTATCAAATACAAAATAATTGGCAACATCTTAAAGAATCGGCTTTGTTAAATTGTCGAGAAAATACACCTAGTACAGATGTGTTATATGCAGTAACTGCGGAATTATTGGGCAGAGACAAATGTACAATACCGACCTTTGATTTTTTTAAATTTGTACATATGAAACCAAAAATTAATCGGTGGAGTGAACAAGACTGGACAGATGCAGTTTTAACAGAAATCGACGATAATGTATTACGAATTAATAATTTAAATCAATATAGCCCAGTACATTACTTTATAAAAACCTTTGCAACAGACGAGTTAATCAATTATTATGAACGAAACAGAAATTAATCTAATAGAAGCATTGAGTACCTTAGTACCGCGGCCTGTTATATTGGAATACAGAATGTACTATAATGATGACGGACAAATAATTTGTTTGACCAATCACAATCATCCTCAAGAGCTGACCCAGTATATAGTAGTTACCAAGGAAGAATATGATAACTATTATAACTACGAAGTAAAAAACCATAAACTTTCGAAAATAGTACCCACAGATACTTTACTATCAGCACTAGAAAAATCAGATTCTGGCTTTAGGGTAATCAAAGGCCATCCGGCTCTTTTATTAGAAGACAACGAACAATTCAATGAGGTAGAATTTTATGACGCAAGAAATAGTTGATATTGCAGATTTGGATGTTATATTTTTAACATATGACGAACCCAAAAAAGAAGAATTTTGGATTAAAATTCAAAATATGGTACCGTGGGCTAAACGAGTCGACGGAGTTAAAGGGTCCGATGCTGCACATAAAGCAGCGGCTAATGCAAGTGATACTGATAGGTTTGTATTAATTGATGGCGATAATATTCCGGACGCTGATTTTTTTAACCTTCAATTAAAATTAACGGATAAAAATAAAGACTGTGTATTCAGATGGAAAGCCCGAAATCATATTAATGGATTAATGTACGGCAATGGAGGGTTAAGTTGCTGGACTAAAGAATTTGTGTTGAATATGCAAACACATGAAAATTCAGATGGCCGAGACGAGACCGTAGTTGAATTTTGTTTTGACCCGAAATATATTCCTATGCACGACTGTTATTCGACTACATATCCCAACGGAACACCATTTCAGGCCTGGCGAGCAGGATTCCGTGAAGGAGTTAAGATGTGTTTGGATCGCGGTCGCAAGCCTACATTACAAGAATTTGAACAAAAAGTTCACGCACGTAACTACGATCATTTATGCATATGGCAAAGCATAGGTGCCGACGTTGAAAATGGTCAGTGGGCCATTTACGGAGCTCGCTTGGGAACATATTTAAGTATGTTAAAAGATTGGGATTATCGTAAGGTACAAGACTTTGATGAGTTAAAATTCCTATGGGACTCTTTCAAACAAGATGATCCTGCTGCTTCATTGCGTCTTGGAGAAACATTACGTACACAATTGGGATTACCAATCGTTGATATGACAGCCGAACAGAGTGCATTTTTTAAAACCCATTATACAAAAGCCCACACTAATTTAGGAACTACTATTACTGAGATAGATGTAATCAGAAAATTAGAGGGATGGTAAACCCTTTTTACTTTTAACGAGAATTCTATAATGACTAAAAGTGTATTTTTAACATCGGCAGAAGATGCTAAATCAAAATTAGGCGAAGGCTTGTGTCTTGCTAAATGGAAACAAGTAAGTTTTCATTTGCCTACAGGATTGAATAACAGTTGTTATCACCCTCCATTACATCAAATTCCTCCCGAACTATTGGCCGACAATCCTGGCGCATTGCACAATACGCCACATAAAAAAGAACAAAGAAAAATTATGCTTAAGCATGAACGGCCAGCGGAATGTAGCTATTGTTGGACACAAGAGGATTTAGGAAATCTAAGTGATCGTCATTATAGATCAGGGGAACCCTGGGCGGCTAAAGATTTTGAAACTATATCAAATTGTACAGGCGACGAAGACGTATTGCCTAGCTATGTGGAAGTTAACTTTAATCATGCGTGTAATTTAAAGTGTAGCTATTGTAGCCCGCAATTTAGCAGCAGTTGGGACGACGAAATGCAAAGATTGGGAGCATATCCAACAATACCACCGCACAATGATCCTACACACTTTGTTGGGAATCGCCGACCTATCCCGGTGCGAGAAGAAAATCCGTATGTGGATGCATTCTGGAAATGGTGGCCTACATTATATCCGGAGCTAGAGCATTTTAGAATGACTGGCGGAGAACCGCTAATGGATAAAAATACATATCGAGTATTTGATTATGTGTTGGAAAATCCCAGTCCTAAATTACATATGAATGTAACTAGTAATTTTAGTGTAGAGCCAGCATTATTTGAAAAATACTTGGATTATGTCAAAAAATTAACGACCAATGATCCCAAGTATCTGGAACATTTTATGCAATATGTTAGCTTAGATGCAATGTTTTTCAAAGCCGAATATGCAAGGGACGGTATGAATTTTGAACGGGTATGGGAAAATGTTAATCGTTTCTTGAACGAAGTACCAAATCGTAGTAGTCTCACATTCATTATTACAATGAATACGCTAAATATAACAGGAGTCCGAGAATTAATTAATGGTATCTTAGGACTACGCGAAATATACAATAAAACATATCAACGTATTTGGTTCGACACCCCGATCCTTCGACAACCCCTCTGGCAGAATATTCAGATCTTACCCGAAAGTTATGTAGACCGACTAGAAGAAGTTTGGTCGTTTATGTTAAAACACATAAATGAAAATAAAGATAATGAACTGCATGGCTTCAAAGATTTTGAAATTCAACGTATGCAACGAGTAATTGATTATATGGCCGAAGGTTGTAAACTAGACCCTAAATATGTTAAAATGCAACGTGCAAACTTTTATCGATTTTTTACTGAGCACGATAAACGGAGAAATACCGGATTTATAAGAACATTTCCAGAAATGTACGATTTTTGGAAAGAATGCGAGCATCATGCCAAAACAAAATAACGAAACAGATTTAGAATATAAACGTAGAGTAATTGATATTAAATCAAATTCATTTTGCGGAGCCAAATGGTATAATGCTACTATATGGCTGGGATCCGGAATGACTACCAGTTGTCATCACCCCTTGCCGCACAAAGTAGATGTAGATGATGTAATAGCCAATCCCAAGGCATTGCATAATACGCAACGAAAGAAGATGGAGCGTGAACAAATGCAAAAGGGTGAACGCCCTTCGGGTTGCGAATACTGTTGGAAGATAGAAGACATTGGCAGAGATCATATCAGTGACCGAGTATACAAAACAGTGATCTATAATGACAACGATTTACAAACAGCATTTAGAACTCCGTCACGCGAAGATTTCGATCTGAAAACATTAGAAATAGCATTCGACCGTACTTGCCAGTTTGCTTGTAGTTATTGCAATCCTGCATTTAGCAGCACATGGGTCAAGGATATCAAGAACAACGGTCCTTATATAGAATTAATCAGCGACGGTAGAAATCATTTTACTCATACCCACGATACAGCACAGCTATACAAATTCGGAGAGCAGAATCCTTATGTAGATGCATTCTTTAAATGGTGGGAAAGCGACTTACACAGGACACTAGATGAATTGCGTATAACAGGCGGCGAGCCTCTAATGTCTGGCCATACTTGGCAATTATTAGATTGGTTTAAGGAAAATAAAGGTAAAACAAACACGCGACTGGCCATTAACAGCAACTTAGGCGATCAAGTTGACATAGATAGATTAATCGAAAGTGTAAACGGTCTGGCCGTCGATCTTTATACCAGTAATGAAAGTATAGGTATACAAGCAGAGTATATTCGCGATGGGTTGGATTATGGTGTGTGGTTGGCCAATATGCGTAAATTAATGGAAAGTAAAGTATTTCGTGGCATACATGTTATGAATACCATTAACGCATTATGCCTAGATAGTCTGCCAGAATTTTTAGATCAATTGGTAGAAATGAAAAAAGAATTTGGGCGTGATTATCCTAGTTTTACATTAAATATTTTACGCTTTCCTAGTTTTCAAAGTCCATTAGTATTGCCGGATGAATTGCGTACAATGTATAAAGAACGATTAGTGGAATGGTTAGCAAAACATCAAGGCCAAGAATACCTGCACGAACACGAAATCAATCATGTACTAAGATTGATAGATTATTTAGATGTTGTCAAGACTCCACACAGCGACACATTCGAGAAACCTGCATTATTCAACGACTTTAAAAAGTTCTATCAGCAATACGATTTGCGTAGAAATAAGAGTTTAATTGACACATTTCCTGCATTAAAAGATTGGTACCAAAATTTATGAGCGAAGATTTTTATAAAAAATATAATTATACCGCACGAGCACCGTATTTTATTGAACGAGATAATTTAACAGATGCCCAATGGAAAAGGCTAACAGAAAGTGATACTTTTTGTATGTTACCCTGGACACATATGCACGCCTTTCCTGATGGTCGAGCATATCCGTGTTGTCTGAGTGATTATTGGCATCCGGTGGGCGATTTGCGTAAAAACACAATGGAAGAAATTTGGAATCAAGATGCTTACAAAACAATGCGTAAGAATATGTTAGAGGACAAACCCTGTAAAGAATGTGCTAAATGTTACGAAAGAGAAGAACACGGCGCATTTAGTATGCGAAATGATGCAAACAGAAATTACGGTCATCACATAGCAGAAGTTGACAACACACATGAAGATGGAACCAATCCAGAGTTTAAAATGCGTTATTGGGATGTGCGTTTCAGCAACTTATGCAATATGAAATGCCGAAGCTGTAGTCCAGTATTCAGCAGCCAATGGTATAATGATCATATAAAACTATACGGAAATGTGCCTGATGTGTTGAATCGCCCAATGGCACGAATCGAATATACTACGGGCGACGAGGACGGGATGCTAGCGCAAATGGAAGAACATATTCCTTATCTAGAGCAAGTATACTTTGCCGGTGGCGAACCATTGATCATGAAAGAACATTATTATTTGCTAGAAAAATTAATCGAACACGGCAAAACTGATGTTAGGATTCAATACAACACAAACTTCAGTGAATTGCGGTTTAAAGATAAGCACGTGTTCGACTATTGGAAGCATTTTAAAAATATAAGCGTAGGAGCAAGTTTGGATGCCAGTGGTGCTCGCGCAGAATTAATTCGTAAAGGCACAGATTGGAAGCAAACAGTTGATAATCGTATAAGACTAATGAACGAATTACCTCACGTTGATTTTTATGTTAGTAGCACTGTATCAAGTATGAATGTGTTACATGTATTGGACTTTCATAAAGAATGGACAGAATTGGGATTAGTAAAAGCCAAAGACTGGAATGTGAATATTTGTCAAAGCCCAGACTGGTATCGTGCAGATATCTTCCCACAAGAATTTAAGGATACGGTAATAAAGCCTGCATACGAAGAACACATCGCTTGGCTTGAACCACAAGACAAATTGGAACGTGCCACAGGCGGTTTCAAAAGTATGTTAAGTTTTATTATGAATAACGATGGTTCAAAACATTGGGAAGCATTTAAAACTAAAACAGCAACATTAGATGCAATACGCAACGAAAACTTTTGGACAACATTCACAGAATACAAAGGATTATGATGACACTGCCAGATACTATTTGTATGTTGCCTTGGATTAGTATTGAAACTAGCCCAATGGGTACTGCCAGACCTTGTTGTTTGGCAAGAGAAAATATTTCCGGAATTGATCTTCGAAATAACACGTTAGAAGATGCATATAAAAGTGAATATATGCAAAAAATGAGACAACAAATGAGAGCCGGAGAAAAGCCCGCCACGTGTAAACTATGTTGGGATGAAGAAGCCGCAGGTCGTGACAGCAAACGCATTAATAGTAAATCTCGTCTTAAGCATCTATATCCTCTAGTAGATTGGGCCAATGATGTGCCGGATCAACTTTGGTTTATTGATTTAAAATTAGGAAATATTTGTAATCTTAAATGTCGAATTTGCGGAAGTTGGAGCAGCAGTAAATGGGCCGCAGAAGAACTTGCGTATATGCCTGCAAACTTTAATAAAAAATCCCATAGTGCATATCAATGGCTTAAACAGGGAAAGTGGCCCGAAGAAAGTCCTGGGTTCTGGGAAAACTTAAAGACATTATTACCTAGTATTAAATATTTTGAATTCACCGGTGGCGAACCTTGGATGATTCAAGAACATTGGGATTTATTAAAATATGCAGTCGACACAGGCAATAGCAAACATATTGATATACATTATAACACTAATGCTACCCAAGAATTAGATGATCACACATCTGTGTGGTCGCAGTTTGGTCGTGTTGATATTGCATTTAGCGTAGATAATGTCGGTAACCGATTTGAGTTTGAGAGGTATGGGGCAGATTGGGAATTGGCAAATAAAATAATCGATGACACACATTTTGCTAAATCCGCAGACTGCCCTAACATAACTACGCAACTTTGTTTTACTGTAAATATTCAAAATGTATACTATCTAAACGAATTGCTCGATTGGGCAGATACAAAACCGTTTGACAGTATATATTTTAATATGATGCATGCTCCTGAGTATATGAGTATTGCATATATGACACCACAAGCTAAAGAACTGGTATTAGATAAACTTAAAACGGTAGCTTGGAAATCTGATTTTTATCAGCAAGAGATTAACAACATAATACAATTTATTGAGAATGGTCCAGGTAGTGACGGAAAAGAATTTTTGTTTAATATGAAACGTACAGATGAATATAGAAAACAAAATTTTATGGATACACATCCTGAGATAGCAAGAGCAATGGGGTATGAATAAGACACAAATCACGAAGAATAGTTATCTACTAGAAAATGTATTTGAGCAAGAATTCTTGAATGAACTTGTGCAATATGTAGATACTTTTGTACCGAGCGAAGTTCGTGAGTCATATGATGCACCGCATCTGCCCGCTTCGCTAGATACTGCAAAAAGAGAATCTACGAAAGTATCTGACAGATCATTCATAAGAAAGATAGCTCAATACTTTTCAGAAATCAAGTCGGTAAAGGTAATTGAATTTTGGAGAGATTATCCTGGGTTTCGTAATGAAGTTCATTGCGATTTTATCGATGTTGAGAACATTATAATTGTTTATTTAGACGGGTCGGGCGGCAAAAATATGGGTACAGCCGTTTATGAAGACGAGTCTCACTTAGTGGAATACAAACTCAATACAGGTATTATGCTTTTAAACAGCAATAAAGTTGCACATCATATGTATGGTATAGTCAGCGAAGTCGAATATAGAAAAACATTATATATAAATTGGAAATCACGATGACTAAACCAGAAACACTTTGCATGGCTCCTTGGACTCATACCTATCTTAGTCCGCAAACTGAACGACGGATGTGTTGTGCCAGCAGAGAACCCGCACAAAATTTTCAACAGTATATTGATACTGCATCAGGCACAGGTCGTTATATTCCAGTTACATTAGATGAACATTGGAACAGTGATCACATGAAATCTGTCAGACGTCGAATGATGGCCGGAGAAACATTGCCTGAATGTGAAGTGTGTAACGATAAACTTTTAAACACGGCAGTTTACCGCAGTTATTTTAATAGTTTATTCGGTCATAAATATTTACAAGCCATGGAATTAACTGACTCTTCGGGATTTACTACCATGCAGCCAATTAGTTGGGATTATAGATTTAGTAATCTATGTAATTTTAAATGTCGAATGTGTGGTGATATGCTGTCTAGTTCTTGGGAAACCGAACAAAGACAACATTCAATGATAGACTGGTCAAATTCAAAAAATACATGGATGATTCCTGAAGTCAAAAAACAAATAGAGCAATTTCAAGAAACTCAAATCGAAGCCGAATTTTCAAAGGCGGTAGAAGAACATCGAGTTGAAGAAGTTTACTGGGTCGGTGGAGAACCGCTAATGTATGATCAACATTGGCGCTACATGACTCGAATTATAGAATTAGGAGACGGACCCAATGTTTATGCACGTTATAACACCAACCTTAGTCGGGTGGACTATAGGGGTATTAATTTGTATCGGGATATTCTGCCTGGGCTACGCGATTGGCAAATTTGTGCAAGCATCGACGGAACGGGTAGAATTGGAGAATATATACGAACAGGTCTCGATTATAGTAAATGGCTTGAAAACTTCAAAAGAGGAGTTGAGATTAGCACTAATCGACGCCAAGTCCGTATTGACTTCACCCTCACGCTCCCGGGGCTCTTCGAAGTCAAAAAAATCCAAGAACTCGCAGATTCATTGAATGTAGATATTCTAGCAAAAGTAATTTTTAGTTTTAGCCCGGACATAGTTATGTCACCTTTAGCCCTACCCAGAGAACTTTTAGAACCCTGGGTAGATGAAACAATCAGCAAATTAGCAACAAGTGGCAACGACCCCAGAGGTGGCCCGTTAAAGGATATCTTAGTCCAGCTAAAAACTAGACCTACGTTTGCAGAACAATGGCCCAATGAATATTCTGCAGGTCTTGTAAAAGGTAAAAAACGTATATTGCAATTAGAGAATATACGAACTCAACCTATTACAATGGCAGAAATCCTGGCAGAAAGACCCGATGTACTTAAATGGTGGAATGAAATTGAAATTAGATGAAATTGAACTAACCTTGACCGGAGACGGTGTTGACCCGGTAGTAATATACATTGATGTAAATGATAACAGTCTCAGTCGTAAATGGCTATCGGCATTAAATGTTCTTATAAAAGAAAATTATCATTTAGAAAAAAATTATTGTTTTCACGGATTTGTAAATCATAAAAGAGATGGTTGGTATATTTTAGATCGTGTCAATAAATCTATAGATATAATAAACTCGGCAAATTTAGGATACACAATCAATGAATCATTTACAATGGATAACTGTATATCAAATGATACTAGAATATACGGGTGGGGAGTACCTGTAGGCAGACATATTATTCACGAAAAATTAAATCAGCTTCATAGATATTTTGAAGACCTGCAAGGTGTCAGCGGTCGAATGACTGATTATTATAATAAAGCAGATTATACTACTAAATGGCATATAAGACAACTAAACAATCTATGTCACGAATTCGAATCTTGGGCACTGAGTTATCGTAAAGAAGTCGAGGCGCCAGACTGGAGAAGACCTAGCCAACTAATGTGTTGGTTACATTCTCCCCGCTTTACACTGGATGAAAATGATTATGAATTGTTTGGAATAGATACTATTAACAGGCCAGTGGGTGGAGTGTTTGTTGGGGTGAACAAAGCAATCGGAAAACATCACTGGGAAGTATTCAATGACGAAGGTCGTGACAGCAGAGTAAATGAATTAACTACTTCTACATTAAGAAGTCAGACTGAAGCTGCAGGAGATTTTGACATCGAATGGGGTAAAAATCCGGGAGAATTTGACTGGCAAAAACGTACATTAGAAAACTTTAGACAATGGCTAGTAGCAAATAATTTCGACCC